TATCAGTCTTCATAATGTTATCTCTCGAGAGCAAAAGTTTTTCAGTCCTCTTAAAAGTCGTTACGGCTAAAATATGCGAAAACCTGAGTCTTTGCTTCTTTCCGAAAAGAAAGAAGGCTCTCGGCAGAGCCCACGGAGTGAAAAAAAAGCTCCCGTCTCGGAGCACCGAGACTCGGGGTTATAGGGGCGGAAAGCCCCTAATAGCAGCAGAATCCAAACCGCCATTTAGCTTGATGGCGGTAGCCCACTTGCCAATATAATGTCAATTGGTACAGACTACTTCCAACACCTATTTTTGAAGGTGCTAATGGCGGAATAAAATTCTAATACTTTTTCCGTCTTAGTTGTTTGTTTTGTAATCTGTGCCTTACGTTTCACGTGAAACGATGTGAAAGTAAATTAAAATTTGTTATCATAATGTCCCTTACTAATTAAAAGTGTTATTTTTGCTATCGTTTTCAGCCACTTTTGATTTTGTGGCTATTGTTTAATGTAAAAATAACAGAAATGAATAATAAGAAAATTAATGCCGTTGAGTTCCTTACGGCTTTGGTTGTTATTGATGGACATACGTCTTCTTATGGTGTTCGTGCTGATTGTACGCAAGCATTTGTAGATGACGTTTGTCATCGTGCTGTGTATTACAATCATGCACCTTACGAGGTGCGTTTTACTGGTATGTTTTATCTGGACAAGCGCAATATTACCTCGCAACGTCCTTGGTATCCACTTTTTTAAATTTTTGTATTATGGATAAAAAAGCAATTTTAGTTATTGTTCTTAAGGTGGCAATTTATGCCCTTGGCTTGATTGCCACCGCTTTCGGTATTTCGTCTCTGACTAGCTGCGCTTTTCAGCGTTCTTCTGTTGTCGATGGTCGTGCCACCATCGTTACTACCGATACAACTTATATTCAGCATTCAGGTTATTTAAAGACTAAGTAATAATGTGCCTTAATCCCATTGTTATTGGTAATCATTCGGTGTATAAGTCACAGGACTTTTCATTTGAACGTTACTCCGTACCTTGTAATAAGTGTGCGGAGTGCCGTTCGTCTGTTCAGTCAGAGTGGCGCACCCGTATTTCTTTTGAAATCTCGGCTTTATACCGTTGTGGTGGTGTAGCTATATTTCTTACCTTTACTTACTCCGACAAGTGTCTCCCTCACTTTCGTCAAGATAATCAGGATATTATTTGCTTTAACCATAATGACGTTAAAAAGTTCCTCAATCGTCTTAAAGTTCTTGCCTATCGTAAATTTGGTGCATCTTCTTACAAGTATTTCTTTACCTGCGAATATGGTAAAAATACAAAACGTCCTCATTATCACGGATTGTTTTTTCTTGCTCCTGGTGTATCTTGGTTGGACTTTGCTTTATTGGCAAAATCTGCTTGGACTTATGGTTTTATGTTTCCAAAATACGATGCAAATCGTTCTTGCTTCGTTGATGACAAATACAATTATTCTGAGATACGCATACGTTCTTTAGTTGGTGGTGCTAAATATGTTTCAAAGTATGTGACAAAGGATTTATCTTTTTATGAACTTCCCGAAGTTGAGTCTTATCTTAATACTCCTAATGGCTTTAAACTTAAACCTTACTTGCCTAAACATTGGCAAAGTAATTTATTAGGTTTATCTGCTATTGATGAGGTTAATTTAATGGACGATGATTCTGTTAAAGATGTACTTTCTAATGGTGTTCTCAATCCTCTTACGTTTAAATATGAACCTTTACCTAGGTTCATTATTAACAAACTTTGCTATAAAAACGTTTTTCGTGGTCGTTTTAATGCTGATGGTAAGCGTCTTTACGACCGTGCTTTAACTGGCTTTGGATTTCGTTATTTTAAGTTTGTTTATGCTTCTCGTATCGCTCGTACGCAAGCTAAAGTTATGGAATTATTCTCGCAAATAGATAATGGTACATTGTCTGTTGATGTTCCATTGCCTACTTACGCACCTTTGGCAACTCAACATATTTCTATGGCTGTTTCTTTCTTTCATCATCTATGGGCTAATGTTTCCTTAGATGTTTTTGAACATTTTATGATTCAGCAAGGTGGTTGTTTTGATGATTTGTTTTCTATTGATGCAACTTTTCGTGTTTGGCTTCACGCTAAGGATTCTTTGTTTCTGAAGCTTCATCCATCTGTTTTTGCTTGTTCCGCTTCTTATGATGAACCTTTTCTTGGTTCACAATATGCTGATACATTTATGTATCTACATCAACTCCATTATTTGTATATGTATTGCTCCACACTTCAGCGTGTACAAAAGTATAATGATGAATATAAAAAAGAGTGCATTATTTCTGATTTGCGCTCACGTTATATGTTTAATTTCAATAAAAATTTGTGTTAATTATGACAAGATTTCGTAATTTTAAGCCTATTAAGGCTAATGTCTTGCCGCACAAGATTTATGTGCCCCAAGTTGTAGAGATTCCACAAGATGATGGTTCTATCAAAGTTACCCAAAAACTTGTTGACGCTTCATCTTTCTCTCTTCCGTCTCCTCAACAATATCAACTTAAGAATTTGCAGGCTTCTGGTATTCCTATTACTACCATTTCGCCTACTATCTTGGACAGTGCTCCGTCCTTGGACTTAGTTTCTAAAGTTGTTGATTCTATTGTTAAACCTCAAAAAAATGACGATTAATTATGGCTATTTTTGATAAAATCTCTGTTGGTGTTAAAACTAAAAAATATACACATCACATTCCTTTCGACAATAATACCACTATGCAATTTGGTGTTATTCAACCACTTTTCCATCAGTTTCTTAACGCAAACGACCGTCTTTCATCTGACGTTCGCCAGCTTGTTCGTCTTGCTCCTCTGCCTGTGCCAACCTTTGGTCGTATGCATCTTGAGAATAATTTTAAGTTTGTGAAGATGTCTGATATTTTCCCTGCTTATGAGGCTTATCTTTCTCATAAGTTTGTGAATTCTTCTCATTCTCAATATATACCTGTTCAACTTCCTTTCCTTACCCCTTCACTTCTTTGCCTTTGGCTTTTGAAGTACTCTGTTTATGCTACTTATAAACGTAATTCTGATGGTAATTACGCTTTGACCACTTTGCCTGCTGATTACCAAACCTTATATGATACGCTTTTCGATACTCACACTGGCAAAACTCGTTATAATTTGAGAAATTTCTTCTCTGCTCAAGCTCTTGGAAATGTTTCTCCTGATGGTGCCGACTATATTGTTTATAGTCCTGACGAGAAATTTATTTATTGTTTCCGTTTTACTAACGCTGCCCGTCGTCTTCGTTCTATCTTGGTTGGTCTTGGTTATACTTATGACCTTGATGTAGATGATATTTTGGACGCTACACCCTTGTTTGCTTTTTATAAAGCATATTATGATACCTTTGCCCCTTCTCGTGATTCGTCTTGGACACAGACCGCTTGTTTCCGCTTGATTAACTTCATTTATGATTATAATGCGGCTAATGTTGCTTTTCTTTTCGATGATACAATTACTCCTCCTTATACTGATTCTATTCGTAAGAGTGCTTTTCAGTTCTTGGACGATTTATTGAATTGTTGGTATGTTGAGCCGTTAAATTATGTTTCTGCTCACCGTTTACATACTGGCTCGAGCGGTCTATAATAGTATAAACTCCCTGATCAACTTAATTCTTCTGATAATTTTGATTCCGCACTTTGGTATGATGGTGTCAAAAAGTCTTTGCCTGATTCATCTACTACAACTGCTATTGCTATTCGTCAGGTTCTTAAACTTACTCGCTTCATTACAAAGGATTCTGTCGTTGGTCAAAAGGTTTCTACTTGGCTTAAGGCTCATTTTGGTGCTAATGTTGATAGTAGCATTTTCAAAGATGCGACTAATATTGCAACTACACGTGTTAATTGCTCTATTAATGACGTCTTTTCTACTTCAGACACCCTTTCTGAAAGTGGTGGTGAAACTCTTGGTGCTTATGCTGGTAAAGGATTAGGATTTGATAATAGCGGTTTTGATTTCACAGCACCATCTTTTGGTTATGTCATTTGCCTTTCTTGCATTGTTCCAGATGCAAACTTTTTCCAAGGATATGACCCTACTTTGTCCGCTGTTTCTCCTGACCAACGTCCTAATGCTGACTTGGACGCATTCGGTTATGAAGCTACCCCACTAGCTTCTATCGCTCCTCTTAACGATATCTCTCTTTCACAAAGAGCCGTTAAACTTAATAACAAGTCTTTCGGTTTCGTTCCTCGTTATTCTTCTTTTAAAACACGTAAGGATATTATTAACGGAGATATGTCTAGACGTGGCTCTATTAATGGCTATGCCCCTTATTATCTTGATAAGATTTTAACGTCTCAACTCGTTGACGCTACAGAAGTTTCTCAGGGAGTTTATACTATTATAGACCGCTCTTCAGCTCTTCCTCTTGCTACTGAAAGTTGGCGTTATACTTGCCGTTTTCCTTGGCTTGGTAACTTTAATCGTATTTTCTCTTCGAATAACTATGCGCCTTATTCGTTGGTTGAAGATAAAGATACTAATAACTATTACACGGAGCAAATTATTGATGATTTGTTTATTGTGCAATCTGTTTTCGATATGCGCCTTGTTAATGGTCTTAAACCTATGTCTGAGTCTTACGATACGTTTGATGATGACGTAAACGGAGATAATGAACGTATTACACAGGAAGCTAATTAAAATTGCTTATGGATTTTAAACAATTAGGTAGTGATTTACTCGGTGGCGCCGCTGGCGCCATCGGGTCTCTTGGTGTTGGTGCTCTTGTTAATGGTATTGGTAGTATCTTTTCTCACGAAAAAGCTACTCCAGCGTCTGACTTATTGAGCAATCAATATGTATACTTAGGTAAAGTTGGT